TATAGTATTAAAACGATATAATATGGTTAATCCATAATCGACTCTGCCATCTGAACCAACTTCGAATGGCTGATCAGTATCAAATCTCTGACAATAAAACTTAATGCCAGAAGCATCAACACTCTGATTTGAAAGTAAAGTATCTACTCTCTCAATTATATTTTTTAGTCGAATATAACTAATACTTCCATTTTTATTATCCCATACTGTGATTCTATACACTGGAATAGAATAATATCTAGTTCCACACAATGCAGCCTCATCAGTTATATCTGAACCAGACCTGTTAAAAACAATGTAAGGTAATTGAGGCATTTGTTGTGATATAGAATCTTTTTCAGGTGCTACTTCTAAATAAACTCCCTGTTGATAATTTGGAGCTTTTGAACCAGCTAATAAGATAGCAAGATTATTGTCAGCACTTAAAGTATCATAAATCCATTTTGATATAACTAATGGTTCAAATGACATTATCTTGTTAATCCTTTTAATTTAGTAAGCAAGTTTCTTTTAACTTTTAACAATGCTGGCAATATAAATGGTCTTGGTCTCATTTTAGATGTTCCATATTCAAGAAATCCTGCATATTCTGCATCTATTTTAACTTCATGACCACTATTACTTTTAGTAACTTTAATACTTCTAACTAATTTACCAGTACTATTTGCTGGAGGTTGGCCTGGAGCAGAAGATTGATGTCTTCTGCCCTTTATGAAATATTGTCTACCTGATTTTGAACCAGATAAAATACTCTTTTTCATTTCTTTAGCAACATCAAAAGCTGAATTATTGACAGCTTTTTCTGCTGCCCTGAATATTGAATCCAAGGCAACAGAATTAATCTTTAATGTCACTCCAGTTTTTACCATTAGAGAGGTCTTACCAATATTTCGAGTGGACCAAGTTGTACTACTTCAGCTCCAGCAGTAAGTTCGACTACTAATGTATATCTTCCAGTTGTTCCAGTAACATCAGTATCTATGTCAAAGCTTACGATACCACTAGATGCAAAGTCAACAGTTGGAGTATAGGTGACTGCAAGTGCTCCAGATACATCGTAGACATTAACTACAGCAGCATATCCAGTTACATTAAATGGTTGTCCAAATCCATCTAAACAGTTAAGTTGGATAGTTTGAACACTCTCAGCAAGGATGTCAATACGTCCATCAGTACCTTCGGCAATTGAGGTAAGTCTATAAGGACCATTTACAATTGTTACGACACTTCCAGATACACTTGCATCATTAAGAGTTGCACCAGCAGTACCAGAAGCAGTGATAGAAGCGATATTATAAGTCCAGATGTCACCTGCGGTAGCTCCAGCACCACTTGTTAATGTTCTTGGTGAATATGTCCATACAGTTCCAGCAATACCACTCATTGAGTTGAGTGAAACGCCTACTGGATTGGTAACAGTATCAACAGTTCCACCAGTAATAGTCTTGGTAGCTGCTGTCCATACTGTATTTGCAATTCCACTCATAGAAGCTGTTGCAACACTAACTGGACTTACTACACTTCCAACTGAACCTGTTACACTTCCAACACTTCCACTAACAGAACCAGTAATATTTCCAGTTAAGTTGAATGATTGAGTGCCAGATAAAGAATATCCAGTTTTATCATTATTAGTGGAAACTGTAACTCCATTAACTACAGATGTTACGGATCCACCAGTAATTGTTCTATCTGCATATGACCAAACATCACCAGCAGTTGCACCGGCAGAAGAAGTCAATGTTCTAGTTACATATGACCATACTTCACTTGGAGCATTAAGAGTTGTTCCTGCAGCGGCTTGATATAATACTCCACCTGCTTGTGCAGTACCTGAAAGATAAGAAAGATCAATATCCCAAACTGAATTTTTAATTCCTGATGGAGAAGTATTAGTATTAATATTATCTGTAGCTTCAAAAATATCATCAAGAACTTGTTCAGCAGTGGTAGAAGGTCCTGGAATAATATAAGACCATACATCACCAGCTGTAATACCTGCACCACTTGGTAATGCTGCTAAGTTAAGTTGTGAACCTGCAGTCCCAGCACTTGTAATTGCAGAAACATCATATTCCCAAATGTCTCCAGCGGTTACACCAGCAGCTGAAGTAAGTGTTCTGCTTACATAAGACCATACATCAGCACTTATAGCAGCTTCATCAACATTAACATCAGCAGTAACAGAACCAACACTTCCACTTAAATCACCAGTAATGTTACCTGTGAGATTGAATGATTGAGTTCCTGATAATTCGTATCCAGTCTTATCATTATTAGTAGTAACAGTAACTCCGTCAACAACTGAAGTTACAGAACCACCAGTTATTGTTCTATCACTGTAAGACCATACATCACCTGCAGTAGCACCAGCAGAAGATGTTAATGTTCTAGTTGCATAAGACCATACTTCAACTGGAGCATTAAGTGTAGTTCCTGCAGCAGCTTGATATAATACTCCAGCTGCTGTGTTAGTACCAATCAAATAAGTAATTTCTTCATCCCAAACAGCATCTCTGATATTTGAAGGTTGAGTTTGTGATGCAGCATTACCAGCTTGGAATAATGCAGATTCAAGTGTATCTTTAGTGGATGATGTTACAGTAGTACCAATGTAATTCCATACATCAGCAGCGCTGATTCCAGAACCAGACGAAGCATTAGAAAGTTCAAATCCTGCACTTGGAGATGTGTATCCAGATATATCAGTTGACCATACAGTGTTAGCAATACCTGACATAGAAGCAGTGGAAACATTAACATCAGCAGTTACAGAACCAACACTTCCAGAAACATCACCAGTAATATTTCCAGTAATTGTTGAACCAACACCAGTTAAGATATCTTTAAGTGCAGTAGCAGCTTCATAACTTGCATCAATTCTGTAAGCATCTGCATAAACACCATTATAAGATGCTCCAGACCATACAGTAACAGTTCCAGCTACACCTGCATTATCAGAGCGTAAAATGCCCTTTCCAAATGTACTGTTATTGCTGTAGTTAGCAGGATCTGCATCCCATACTGCAACTGAAACATCACCACTAGTTAATCCTGCTCCACTTGATGCTTGTGTTAATTCAAATCCAGCTGAAGGTGAAGTATAACCAGAAATATCTGTGGACCAAATAGTATTAGCTATACCGGCCATTGCTGCATAACTAACTTCAACAGGTGTAGAAACAAGTGTTACAGTGTCAGCAATACCACCAGTAATTGTTCTGCCTTCAATACCAGCATATGTCCAAACATCTTGTGGAGTTTGAGTTGAAACATAAGTTTGAATATTTCCAACAGTAAAATTAGTATCAGTAACATAAACAGCAGCGGAGTTTGTTGCACCAAATCCAGTAATATTGAAATCCCATACATCTCCGGCAGTAATTCCAGAACCACTTGGTAATGCAGCTAAGTTGAGTTGTGAACCTGCAGTACCTGAAGTTGTGATAGCTGAGATATCATATTCCCAGATATCTCCAGCTGTAATACCTGCTCCGCCACTTGCTGCTTGTGTTAAATCAAAACCAGCAGAAGGAGATGAGTACGCTGATACATCTTCTGACCAAATATCAGTGATGGATTGAGTTGAAATATCAACAGTATTCGTAACACTTGTAACTGTGTCTGCAATACCACCAGTAATTGTTCTGCTTGCAACTGTCCATACTGTATTAGCAATTCCACTCATAGAAGCAGTGGAAACATTAACATCAGCAGTTACAGAACCAACAGAACCTGTCAAGTTTCCAACAATGTTACCTGTCCAAGAAGCTCCAATACCTGTTAATGCATTTTTAAGGAATATAGCAGCGTCAGCATCATTATCAATTCTGTGAACGTCTGCATCAACCATGTTAATGCCAGCAGCACTTCTTAATGTAACATCTCCAACTTTATTAGCTGCATCTGCTCTTAAAATATTCTTACCAAAGGTTCCATTAGTACTATAAGATGCAACAGGTGAATTCCATACTGCAACAGATACATCTCCAGAAGTAATACCAGCACCAGAAGGCGAAGCAGCTAAGTTAAGTTGAGTACCAGCTAATCCAGCTCCAGAAATAGCTGAGATATCGTAGTTCCAAACAGTGTTAGCAATTCCACTCATTGAAGTAGTAGTAATTTCAACAGGGTCAACAACTGAAGTTACAGAACCACCAGTAATTGTTCTATCACTGTAAGACCATACATCTCCACTGGTTAACCCAGCGCCCACTGGTAATGCAGATAAGTTGAGTTGGCTTCCAGCAGTACCAGCAGTTGTAATAGCTGAGATGTCATAATTCCATACTTGTTCAGCAGCTGTAGTAGCTCCAATTGCTGATTGATAAAGACTAAATCCTGCAGTAGGATCAGTATTACTTGAAATATCATAATTCCAAATATCAGATGTTGATGGAATAGCTAAACTTGCAGCTTGGTATGCTTGAGTTCTAGTTTCTTCTAATCTTTCAGCTGATGAGTTAACAACAACACCACCTGGAGCATTTAGATAATCAAATGACCATACGTCATAGGCTGAGAGACCAGCTCCGCCACCAGAAGCAGATGTATTTAATTGGCTTCCAGCAGTTCCAGCAGTTGTAATCGCAGAAATATCGTATTCCCACACGTCGCCAGCTGAGATTCCAACCCCGCCTCCAGAATACATATTAAATGCAGCTACTTGAGCAATTGCATCATAATTTCTACATCCAGCTGCAGTAATGTGAATACCAGCAAGACCTAAAGTAGCAACTTCTGAAGCGTCAAATTGATAGTAGTATTGACCATAGCCAGCTTCAGCAACAGTACCAGCACCGCCAGCAAAAGCTCCACCATTAATATTTACATAAGGAAATATATTAGTTAAGGCTATGCCAGTTTGTGCTGAAGTACCAGTCGCAGCATCAGTTAAGAGAATTGGTACTCTTCTTAAAGCTGCTGTACTTTCATTTTGTAATACATAAAACATTATTAATTCTCCAAGATGTTGCTAAAATATTATCCGTTAAATCCTTGACCAAATTGTCTACCACCTACAAGACCTACATATGGTGTTGGTGGAGGTGTTGGTGTAAATCTTCCAACTTCTGTATTGTATTGGTTCAAAATGTCTGGTTGGCTTAATGCTGCATCATAAAATCTGATTACAGCCATATCACCATTAAATGCTTTTGGATAGGGAGGTGAAGCATTATTAGTGCCAATATAAAGTTGAGCACTAGCAGTAGGTGCATTACCCATTGATACACTAGAGAATGTTTCTATGAGTGTACCGTTATAATAAATCTTCATATCTGGAGTTGAATCAACTGTTATAGTAAATAATGTCCATGTATCTGTAGGAAAAGCATCTCCAGCATCAGTGGCAAAATATCCAGCAGTTGTAGGAATACCCATACCAGGCATTCTTCCAGTAAATGCATAATATGCCCATTGAATGTCCAAATAATAACCATAACCAGGACCTTCATTACCATTTGTAAAAATAGTAATTCCATCAATAGTTCCACCTGGTTGAGCTGGTACTCTTATCCAAGCTTGCATTGTGATATCTGTTTGAGCAGTAGTGATAGGACCTAATGTTGTCTTAAATCCATAGTTAGTTGGAGCAGGACCATCACCTGGGCTAACAAATGTAAAATATCCACCTTCTGATGCTGACCAGATAGGATTGACCATGGTATAGTCAAAATTGTTAAATGTAAGGTCATTCCATGCTGTTCCTGAACCTGAATAAGAACTTACATTTCCAGCATCTAATTCTAATTGTAAACTTCCTGGTGGTATTGCCATTTTATTATCTCTCTCTCTCAATCATTTCAAATCGTGTTTCTAATCTTGTTAAATTAGTGTGAAGCTCTAACTGGTGCTTGTCTAATGTATCAACTTTGTTAACTAATTTTTCCATAGATTTATCAAAGTTTAAAAGTTTAATATCCAAATTACTAATCTTAATTTGCATATTAACGTATCCAGTAACGAGTAAAACTGCATTACTTAAGAAAAATACAATTAGTTCTGCCCAGTTGATGTTTTCCATTAGTTGTAATTAACCTCTACTTTGGCAGTCTTGAAAATTCCTTGTGTAACAACATCATCAACTCCAACAACAAGGAAATATCTAGTACTATTAGGGTCGTTTACAATTTCAACTCTATCTTCAAACCTTATATCTGTTGCATCTTCAAATATAAAGTAATACTCATCTTTGTTAGTAATTCCACCACCAATAGGCTCTTCCTGATATTGTCTATGTGTTAATCTAGCTTTTTGAGTGGAAACAACAGTATAGTCTGTGTAAACACCACCATACTCATCTGACCATGATTCTGATCTTAAAATACGAACATTATCAGACATCATATAATAAGCAGATGCAGCTCTAAGTGTATTTAAAAGTGTGGTTGGAGTAGGCATTAGAGTATTCCAAATGATCTAAATTTAGCAGCTTGAGCATGGCAATTTTCAATCAATTTATTCAAGTCTACCTTTGTTGCACCATCATCTGTATTGAGTAAATTAGCTGCAATACTAGCTTTTCTCATCCATCCTTCTCTTGCGGATGCTCTTACATCGTATATTTCTTGTTGGACGAAACCAGTATCACGCCAAGTTAAAGGAAACTCATCTGCTGGAACTACGCCATCATTAAAGTTTTGACCAACAGCATACATAATTTGAGGAAAATTAGGCTCCACAGTGCCACTAGTACCAGCAATTGTGCATTGATATACACGTCCATTAGGCGTCGTTGCAACAATTTGGTCTCCCACATAATATTGAGTAGAGGCAGTCCAAGTTGAGAATCTTTTATGCTCATCAATTAATTCTCCAAGTGCATTAGAATCAAGCTCAGGAAATGCATCAGCTTGTGTCATCCAACTTAGTTTTTTAATAGCTTGTAAACGACTTAATGGCATAGTTTTAAATCCTCAATTGTTTTCCTATTATATTTTACGATATTAGTAATAAAGAAAAAAAAAGACCAGATTTCTCTGGCCTTTCTCTTATCTTAATGATACTATTAGTTGTTAGCGACGAGGACTGCAATAGATCCACAAACGGATGCTGTTGGAAGATCGTGATATTTAAATCCAAATCTTTCTGTAGCTCTGAAGAATAAGGAATCACTAATGAAACCAGCTTGATCAGAAACTTGGATACGAAGGTCACGTCTGGAACCCATGATTGCACCAGTGGACATATTACCAAAGAGTGCAAGAGCAGTGTCAGCTGCAGGTGTTGGGTCTTGGCTTAATACTTGAGTGTAGATGACAGGATAACCAAACAATGTTGGGTTAGGTCCTGGAGCTGCAGTAAGGTCAAAGAAGCCGTTTCCAGAAAGTGCGTCAAGATCGTTGCATACGACTTGCTGAAAGAATGCACGGTTCATATAGAATGCACACTCACCTGGACGATCTGCATATTGAGGAATAGCAGCAGTAAGTTTACGAAGGTCAGCAAGAGTAGTTGCATTCCAGTCGCCAGTTACATCAGCACCAGTGTAAATCCAACCTGCGTTAGAACCACCGTTAACACCAGCAATCTGTGGAACTACACCAGTAATACCACCATAAGTGGAAGTACCATCACCTAAGAAGGTTGCAAGGTCTTCATTATATGCCATTACATAAGCCATATCTTGAGCCAATGTAGCACCGACATCAACAATGGAGTCTTCTTGCAATTCTGAAGAAACCTGTGTAAGAATAGCAAGTTTCTTTGCAAGGATTTGAACGTTTGCAAAAGTAACTTGTGATGCAGTAATGTTGGTGTTTTCAGCTGGCCAATATGCAGTTGTAGATGCAGTGTTTTTAGGAACGTTCAAGTTATCGCTTGACATACCCATGACACGAGCATTTTGTCTCATAACACCATAAGAGTCACGAAGGAAAATTACTTCACGAGCAAGAATCTGTGGAACTAAATAGCCACCGTCTGCATCGGTTGTTTCGTTTTGACCCTTTGTGTAGTAGCCATTTTCGACTAACCATTGATGAGCCTTTTTGTCATTACGGCCAACCATTTTAGCCAACTGACCAAAAGCATAACCCATCTTTTCTTTTTCTGCACGGGAATCTGGTGAAAAACTCTTCACATTTTTAAAAGATGAAGAGCTAGGAATAATAATATCGGACATTTTCTTTACCTCTACGTTTTCAGATGCAACAGGAACTTCAGCAAGAGCTTTAATCATCTCTGCTTTTTCTTCCAATTGCTTATTTTCATTGATAAGAGCTTTAGCTGCATTTGTGTCTGCATTCTCAAGCTCAAGGATTTCGGTAGCCTTAATCGCATTGTCTTTGATTTTGGCTTGGATTTCTTCAAGTGTCATTTTTTTTTACCTTAGTCTTGT